TTATCACTCTGACATCTGTGACGCTGTACTGTATGCTTGGAGGGAATGCCGTCATTATCTATCTGAAAAGCCAAAAGAACAGCCCCAACAAGGAACAGATGCCTATATGAAGGAGTTAGAGAGTAAAGAAGCCTTTGAGTGTGAGGAGCGTAAAAAAGACCCATATGCGTTTGAATTAGAGAAGTTATATGAAGAAGACATGGATGAGCTAGCTAATATAATAGATGAACAATAAGAGGTAAGTATGTTAGAAAACATAGAGGATATAAAATTATTTATTGAATGGTGTAAGGAAAATAAAGTAAAATCCTTTAAATTCAATAATATTCAGTTCGAGTTATCTGAGTTAAGTTTTGTTGAGAGTGTAGAAGGTTACGCAGATAAACTTCAAACCGCAGTAGATGAATCAAAATTTGAAAAACAACAACAAGACCAAGAGGACGAAGAACTTCTTTTTTGGTCTTCAGGTAGATAGGGCTTTATATGTACGAAGAAATTAATGGAACTCGGTGGTGGACCGCTAGAAAAAATGACCTATATCAAGAATTATTTGCCTTTGTTTCTGCCCTTCAAAGTCGGCAAGGATATAGAACAGCAGATAATCTTAAGTATGCAAGATTGTATGGAAACTATGATTTAGGTGGTTTAGACCTAGTAAACTACTCTAGGGTCGAAACTTCTTACAACACTGTAAATAGAGTTACTCTGAATATAATACAATCTATGATTGATACAGTCGTATCAAAAATTACCAAAAACAAACCTAAAGCTACATTTTTGACTTCAGGAGGTGATTTCAGTCTTCAATCTAAAGCACAGAAATTAACAAAATTTGTTGAAGGTATTTTTGCATACTCAGAGTTTTATGAAAAAGCTTCATTAGCTTTTACAGATGCTTGTATTTTTGGTACAGGCTGTCTTAAAATTTATGTAGAAAGAGGTCAAATAAAGGTAGAAAAAGTATTTATAGAAGAAATAAAGGTAGATGATATAGAGTGTTACTATGCAAAGCCCAGGCAAATGCACCAAGAAAAGTACATTCATAAAGATGTTCTTAAGCAAATGTTTCCTGCTAAAGCTAGGGAAATAGAAATAGCTAGTAGTATAGACTCCACAGGGCAAGAAAGCTACATGGGTGACCTAAAAGAAATGGTAAAAGTCATAGAATCATGGCACTTATCCTCTGGACCTAAGGCAAAAGACGGAAAGCACACTATTTGCGTATCTAACGCTACTTTATTTGAAGAAGACTACGATAAAGAATATTTTCCATTTGTATTTTTTAGATGGAATGTAAGACCTGTAGGGTTTTTTGGTCAAGGGTTAGCTGAACAATTACAAGGTTTACAGCTTGAGATAAACAAAACTCTAAGAACAATACAAGTTTCAATGCACTTGGTATCTGTACCCAAGTTACTAGTAGAAGCAAGTTCTAAAATTGTTTCTTCTCATTTAAACAACAGAATTGGTGGAGTTATTAAGTATGCAGGGACTCCTCCTAGTTATGCTCCTTTAGGTGGTGTTCCCCCTGAATTATTCTCTCACGTAGATAGGTTATATTCTAGAGCCTATGAAATTGCAGGAGTATCTCAACTTTCAGCTCAATCTATCAAACCTGCTGGTCTAGACTCTGGTAAAGCTCTAAGAACTTTTAATGACTTAGAAACTGAAAGATTTATGTCAGTAGCCAAAAGATATGAAAAAGCTTTTTTAGATGCTGCTGAAATTATGATAGATTTAGCTAAAGACATTTATGAAAAAAATGAAGACTTTGGAGTTAAAACAAGTGATAATAAATTTGTAGAAACAATAAAATGGAAAGACGTAAACATGGATGCAGACAAGTACATGATGCAAATATTTCCAACGTCTGCCTTATCTACCACTCCAGCGGCTAGATTAGCCGATGTTCAGGACATGCTAACGGCAGGGTTTATAGGAAAAGAACAAGCTATTAGTTTATTAGACTTTCCTGACCTAGAATCTGAGATGGACTTACTAACTTCAGATAATAAAAACTTAGAAAAACTTATAGAAACAATGGTTCATGAGGGTAAATACTTTCCACCTGAGCCTTATCAAAACCTTGAAAATGCCATAAGAAAGACCCAACAGGCTTATCTAATGTACCGTATGCGTAACGCCCCTGAAGACCGTCTTGAGCTACTGAGACAGTACATGGAAGACTGCCAATCCTTATTGATGAAGTCTAACACTCCAGAAGAAACTCCTGAACAATTAGCTGAAAAACTAGCTATGATGGGACAAGACGCAATGGCTGAACAGGTTAAAGACGAAACTCCTCCACCAAACATGGTAATGCCAGAGGAGCCAATGCCACAGGAAGAAATGATAGAAGAACAGGTACAAGAAGACCAAGTAATGGATGAATAATAATAAGAAAACAATAGTAGACCAATGGTCGGGTTTATCCCAACAAGTAAGGAGAATTTTATGGAGAACCATGCAGAATTAAACGATGTAGTAGTAAATCAGACTGAAGGAGCAGAAAATGAAGACTCTTCAATTCAGTATGATGACTCAGAGTATGCCGCAAATAGTTATGATGAGGCTCCTTCAGGAGAAGAAGAAGGTTCTAGTCAAGATAAGTTTGCTTCAAAATTTGCTGCACTAAGTAGAAAAGAAAAGGCACTAAGAGATAAGGAAGCCGAGTACGAGTCAAAATTTGAAGAAATGGAAAGACGTTTGGCTGAATACGAGAATAAAAGCCAAGAGCCGGAGGTAGATTGGGAGCAATTGTTAAGAAGAGACCCTCTTAGAGCTTTAGAGGAAGTAGGTTTAGGATATGACAAGTTAACTGAACTAGCCCTAAACGATGGAAAACTCACACCCGACATGCAATTAGCGGCTATGAGAGAAGAGATTGAGAACGATTATAGACGAAAATTTGAGGAGTTAGAAGGTAGATTAACAGAAAAAGAGCAAGCTGAACAAGAGGCTTACTACAATTCTGTCCAAGAAAATTTTCAAAACGAGATAAGTAATTTTGTAGAGCAAAACCAAGATAAGTATGAGCTAATAGAAGCCAGTGATGCAAATGAATTAGTTTTTGACGTGATAGAAGAACATTATAATGAAACTGGTAGAGTATTAGACATAGAAGAAGCTGCTGATGCAGTAGAGAGTTATTTAGAAGAAGAAGCTGGAAAGTTAATGAAGCTTAAAAAACTAAGTTCAAGGTTAGGAATTAACCCAAAAGAGTTAGAAGAATTAGAGCAAGTTACGTTGTCGAACGACCACTCCGCACAGGTGCAATATGATGGTGCTAGTAGAATGTTATCAGAAGAAGAAAGCAAGGCTAGAGCAGCCAAAATGTTACAATGGGATTAATGAATAACTAAGCTTAAACTTAAGGAGTTTTAAAATGGCTTTAAATATGACTACTTTTGCTGCGGCTCTTAAGCAGCATTATACAAATGAAAGGATTGAAAACATGGTCTACAAGGATAATCCATTCCTTGCCATGGTTTCAAAATATGAACAATTCGGTGGTGAAAACCTCAAGCTTCCTATCAAGTATGGGATTCCTCAAGGTCGTTCAGCTACCTTTTCCGATGCTCAAGCTAACAAGACTAACACTCAGCTTAAAGCATTTTTACTTACTAGAGTATCCGACTACTCTCTAGCTTCTATCGCTAATGAAACTATAGAAGCTTCTAAAGGTAATGCGAATGCATTCATGGAAGCTGCTACTGTTGAAATCGATGGTGCTATTGAGTCTGCTACTCGGTCTCTAGCTATCGCTTGTTTTGGTGATGGTTCAGGTGCTATTGGACAAGTATTATCAACTACTTCTTCTGTTGCTACCTTTACACTAAAAGAAACCGATGATGTTACTAACTTTGAAGTTGGTATGCAAATTAAACTTAATGTTAATAAAACTGGAAACTCCGGTACACTTTCAACTGCTCACACTATTGATGGAGTTAACAGAGACACAGGTGTTATTACACTTTCTGCTTCTGCTTCTCTAACTGCTAACCATTACATCTATCAAGAAGGTGACTATGATGGTAAAATCTCTGGTTTAGAGGCTTGGGTTCCTTCTAGTGCTCCAGGGTCTACTGACTCTTTCTTTGGTGTTAACAGAAGTTCAGATGCTACTCGTTTAGGTGGTATTCGTTTTGATGGTTCATCACTTCCTCTTGAAGAAGCTCTTATCGGTGCTGCTGCTAGAGTTGCTAGAGAAGGTGGAAAGCCTGATGTTTGTTTTGTTAATTACTCAGCTTTTGCTGACCTAGAAAAAGCTTTAGGTTCTAAGGTTTCTTACGTTGACCAAAAAGTTAACCCTGAAATCGGTTTTAGAGGTATCTTGATTCATGGACCTAGAGGACCTATTAAAGTAATACCTGACCAAAACTGTCCTCCAAATGTAGCTTACATGCTTCAAATGGATGTTTGGAAACTTTACTCTCTTGGTAAAGCTCCTAAGATTCTTGACTCAGACGGTCTTAAGTTCCTAAGAGACTCTTCTGCTGACTCTGTTGAAGTTAGAGTTGGTTACTACGCTCAGTTAGGGTGTAGAGGTCCTGGGTACAATGTTAGGATTGCATTAGCATAATTTAACTAATCAGGGGAAGCCTTTCGGGGCTTCTCTTTTTTTCGCAGCGTGGTCGCTTCCACTCTGACTAAAGGAGAAAAAAAATGGCAAATAGAAGTTTTCAAAGGTTACAAGCCTTAGATAAAGAAATAAAAATAATTCATGGACAGTTCGCTACCAGTAGCACAGACGCTACATCTATTACTCTTAGTGAATCAAAAAGTGTTGGTGTAAAAAGTGTAACTAGAAATAGCGCAGGAGATTTTAGTATTGTTCTTGGGGTTCCAGGTGGTGACGCTGATAAATACAGTCACTTTTTTGGTGCTTTCTTTGACGTTCAAAAAGCTAGTGCTTTAGGTGGAACTACAGGCGGTATGGCTTTTCAATTGAAAGGTGCTCCTACTGTTTCTACCAACGGTACAATTAATTTTATAGCTCTAGATAAAAACGGCTCTGCTGCTGATCTTGGTACAAGTGAAACAGTTCACTTCACAATTGTTGTTAAAAACTCTTCACTCCCAGGTGTGGGTGTCTAAAGGAGTAAATAATGATTATGATGGGTCCTAAAAAAGATAAGGGCGGTCTTATGGTCGCCATTATGGAAAAGCTGAAGAACGGTAAAGGCTCCTACGAAGAAGGCAAGGAGCACAACGAAGAAATGATGGAAAAACATCATGATGATGAAAGCCATTATGAAAAGTATAAACATGAAGTAGATGGAATGATTAAAGCCATAAAAGACTGCGTCAAAGGCGACTCAGACGAAGAGGAATACAAGGAAGAATTTGCTAAGTGTCTAAAGATGTTCATTAAAAAATGCGTTAAAGACGAGTACTAATTAGGGGGGGCTAACGCCCTCCTTCTTTTGGAGGTATGATGGCTTCAATTACTGAAAGTTCTTTAGTAACCAGAGTCCGGCAAAGAGCCGACATGGAATCTAATAACTTTGTTTCTGATATAGAAGTGCAGACTTACATAAATGGCTCCATAGCAGAGCTACATGACTTGCTAATTCAAGTTTATGGTCAAGACTACTATGTTAGTAGTAACACCTTTACAACAACAGCAGGTACAGACACCTATGCCTTG